CGACGGGGAGACGAAGACCGGCCAGAAGCGCTACACGCTCGAAGTCGAGGAACGCAGCGCGAGATAACCGCTTGACACGGCTACGCTGGCGTAGTATGGTTCAGATGAAACGAACGGAGACCCCCGGAAACACCGGGAGCACCGCCCCCGAAGGGAGGTCAGAAATGACCGGTTCCGCTTCCTCTCCCTCCCCGGTCTCGTGGCCGGAGCCCGACCCCTGCGGCTGCTCGTTGGAGCACGGGTTCTGCTCCGAGCACGGGTTCATGATGCGCGCCATCCACGGCGCTTGGCGCTCCGGCGACAACGCCAAGATGCGCGCCATCTGGGCCGAGTCTGACGGCTACGGTTCCCCCGGCTTCGTGCCCGTGCAGGGCTACGATTGGTCCGGCATCCGGGACTCGACCCCCGGCGCCATCGAGCGCATGTTCGCGGTCGTCTCATGAGGGCGTACCGTCCCCGGCGCTCGACGCTCGAACTCGCTCAGGCGCTCGGGCGTGTTGACCGCGTCGACCGCGTAGACATCGGCGCTCCGTCGACGTACGGCGGCGTCAGGCACCCGGCCTATCTGGTCATCTGGTTCGATGATGGCAGGCGCGTCGAGATGTCATTCGTCGACGCGCGCTCGTTCCTTCGCTCGATGCGATGGACTGGGCAAATGAGACAGGGCGAATGAAGGGAGACCACGAAGTGAACTTCACGTGTACGGCGCTCGTCCATCCGGCGACGTCCATCCGTTCTCGGAGATGCGGCAAGGCCGCGTCATGGGCGGTCAACGCTCCGACCGAGTTCGACTCTATCGAGTGGGAACCACGGTGCGGCACACATGCGAACGCCTACCGTCGCCACTACCGCGGCCAGACGATGCAACTGGTGCAAGGCAGCGACGGGGTCGAGGCGGTCGACGTCTCCGGTTCGATGCAGACGCGTCCGGATGTCATCGCGCAGATGGAGACCGCGCGCACGAAGCGCGCCGAACTCGAAGAGGCGGCGATGGCGAAGCGGAAGGCCGAGAGCGAAACGTGGGCCGAGCAGGCGCGACGCCAGCATTGGAAGGACCACGCAGCCATGTTCGTCACCGAGCGCGGTCAGCAAGAGCGCTACGGGGAGACCGTCCCCATCTGGCGCCTGCGCGCGGTCGGCACGGCCTATCGCCACGACTCGGAGGTCACGGTCACGCTTCGCGATGGGTATCCCCCGGAAATCACCATCACCGGGCAACTGGTGCAGACGCTCCCGGCGGGCGCGCGCGCGATGGGGCAGATACTCGTCGAAGCCGCGGGCTGGGCCGACATGTACGTCGCGGGGAAGGGAGGCGCGCCGAAGGAAATCGCTTGACATTGTCGCGCCGATAACCGATATTGCACGTCAGACGCGGCGATACACGTCGCGCGAACAGACAGGGAGACCGACCAAGGATGGCAATCAGACAGACCATTTCCGTCGTCGTGAGCATCAAACAGAACTACGACGTCGTCGCTTCGCATACCCTGACTTCGACCCTCGAAGCCGACGCCGACGACATCGGCTCGATGGTCGCCGACAGGGTCAGGCTGCTCCGTCATCAGGTGGAGAAGTTCTCGGCAACCCCTCTCGCCGAGCGCTCGTCCACGACGGAGTAGGTCAGGGGTCCGTGCGCCTTGTCCCTGACAGCAAGGCGCGTTGGGCGGGGGCTGGTCCCCCGCCCGACCCCCTGACCAAAGCCAACGAACGGAGACAGACATGACCCTTGACCGCTCGACCTACATCGGCTCGTCCGATGCTCCGAAGATTGCGGGGCTCTCCAAGTGGGGCTCGCCGTTGTCCGTGTGGATGGAAAAGACCGGCATGGCCGAGCCGAAGCGGGAGACGCTTCGGATGTGGCTTGGCACGAAACTCGAACCCATCGTGCTCGAACTGTACGAACAGAAGACGGGCCGACTCCCGGACCGCGTCGTCGAGCCTGACGACGACCCAATCCTGCACCCGGACCACTCATTCATCGGCGCTCACCCCGACTACGAACGGCTCGAATGCAAGACGACCCAGTACGCTTCGGGGTGGGGAGATGACATGTCGACCGCGACCGTCGACGACATGACCATCCCCATCGACTACTTCATCCAAACGCAGCATCAGAACATGGTCATGGGCTGGGATTGGACCGACCTCGCGGTGCTCATCGGGCACGACGATTTCCGTCGCTACCGCGTCCCGGCCGACCCGAAGGTCATCGAGAACTTGTTGGCTGTCGAGGTCGCCTTGTGGCAGGACCACGTCCTGACCGGCGTCCCCCCGGACGAAGACGACCCGGAGGCGCGAAAGGCGTATCTGCGCAAGGTGTTCCCGAGCGCGAACGAAGGGACACGACCGGCGACGCCTGACGAACTGACGATGCTCGACGTGTGGCGACAGGCGAAGTTGGCGGCGAAGGCTGCCGAAGCCGAACTCGAAGAGGCGGCGGACAGGGTCAAGCGCGCCATCGGCAACGCGGCCGGGCTCACGGGCGAAGCGACGTGGACGGAGACGAAAGGCCGGAAGTACCTCGATGAGTCCGTCCTGCGCGAACGCTTGACAGGCATCGACCGGCTCGACATCCTTGACGAAGCGACCAAGCGGGGGGCTCCATACCGGACCCTTCGGGACAAGCGATAGCACGAACGGAGACGCGAATGTCGAACGCAGTCATCCCCAGAGAGGGGCAGGCACAGGACCAGAGCCCGAAGGCGGCGTTCAGCGCCATCGAGGGTGTCGTCGAGGCGAAGCGCGAAGCCATCGTGCGGACGCTCCCGGCGACCATCGACCCGGACATGTTCATCAACGTCGCGCTCCAAGCCGTGACGCGGACTCCGTTGCTGCTCCGATGCACTCCACAGTCAATCGTCAAGGCGCTTCGTGACGCGGCCGAAGTCGGTCTCGTCCCGTCCGGCCTGCTCGGGTCCGCCTATCTGGTCCCGTACTTCAACGGGAGCCCGGAGGTCAAGGCGTACGAGGCGCAGTTCCAAGCCGGATACCGCGGGCTCATCGACCTCGCGCGGCGGTCCGGCGAAGTCCGGCTCATCGAGGCTCACGTCGTGCGCGAGCGCGACCGGTTCGAGTTTGCCTATGGGACCGAAGGCTTCATCCGTCACGTGCCCTACATGAACTTCGCCGGGGAGGTCAGCGAAGAGGGGCAGTTGCTCGACGGCGGCAAGTACATCGCCGCGTATGCGCGCGCGGTCCTGACGTCGGGAGAGGAACAGTTCGAGGTCATGTCCCTGCCCGAAATCGAAGCCATCCGGCGGCGGTCGAAGGCGGCGAACAACGGGCCGTGGGTCACGGACTGGGCCGAGATGGCACGCAAGACCCCGACGCGTCGCCTGCTCAAGTACCTCCCTCTCGCGGTCTCCGCGTTGACTCGGGCGCTCGAACTCGAAGATGCGGCCGAGCAGCGCGAGGCTCCGACGACCGTGCGCGTCGTGAACCCACAACGCACGGCGCTGGCTGCGTCTCTGGGGCTCTCAGAGCGCGCACAAGCCACGGAGAGCGGCGATGCTGGCGAAGTCGAACACGGAGCCGCGGCCGAGCCTGTCGCGGCGTCTGGGCCGTCTGAGGGCGACAACGGGGCGGTCGGGGCGGTTTGTCTCTCACCTCACCCAGAGCAGTTCGATGTCTTGTGCCAGCGACCGACCGGCCACGCTGGAAGCCACGCCGATGACGAGCCCGTGAGCGCGGCCGAAATGGTCTGGCCGAACCATCCGGAGACAGCATGAAGACCACGTTCTACGTTCGCTTCGAGCCGCGCTTCCGTGGTTCGCGGTTGGTCTCGCTTCGCGCGGCTACCGTGACCCAGAAACGGCCGCTCGTCGGGCGCACCGGTTACGTGGTTGGCTTCACCGTCGACGTCGACGACAGGGCGTTCGCCGTGCCGATGGTCTCGGCGGATATCGGCGTCGATGACGTGACTGTCGTCGCGGAGGTCGAGACCCCAGACTCGGACACGGTCCGATGACGGACAACGTCGGCGAAATCGTCACGTTTCGCGAGCAGAGCGGGTTGAAGGTCGTCGTCGAAGATGGTCAGGTCGTGTTGCGTCTGGGCTTGGACGAGTCCGTGAAATCCATGCTCGGCATCGAGTACGCGGAGGTCATCGTCGACCCGCAAGTCGCCTTGAAACTCTCACAACTCCTGATGGCTAAGGCATTCGAGGCGGCAGGCGATGAGCGCAGACGATAGCCCGAAGCGCCAGAGCGGCATCCTGTTGAGGCCGCACGGCGGGCCATTGAGTAGCCCGACGGCGCGAAAGGTCAAGCAGCAATGGTGCTACCTGTGTGGCGAAAGCCATGACTGGCACCCGAAGGGAGACAGCGATGTCCGGAGATGATGCCGTCCTGTGCGAGTGGGAGCACGGCAAGGAAGACGAAGTCGAGGCGACCGTCGAACTCTACGACCGCGTCGAAGAGGTCTGGTCGCCAGCCTGTGATGAATGCGCAGATGGTGCGCCGAACTCTCCGTCTCGACCGTTGCAGCGGGCCGAGTTCTGATGGATGGCGACCGCGGTGGATGCTGGCCGGTCTTCGTGCTCGGCGCGTTGGCGTGGGCGCTCGTCGCCGTACTGATTTGGGTCGGCGTGGCCGTGTCTCGCGCCATTCGGGCGATGTTCTGATGGCCGACGACTCGACGCTTTGCAACGTCTGCCGGGGCTCTGGCAAGCGCTCGAAGCGGGTGGGCGATGAGGCGCGCTACACCGAGGTCATGTGCTACGCCTGTCATGGGACAGGTCGTTGGCACAGGCCGGAAGACCGATGGCCGTACAGAACCACGGCGCGACCGCTATGACCATGACCACGCTCTGCGCCTGTCGAGCACGTGCGCACGTGCGCCTTGCTGACGGCTCCGTCGTTTGCTGGTCCTGCTACAACCGGGCCGTGCTGGCGAAGTCTCCGGCCGTGAAGGGCGCGTCGACGCTCAGGAAGCACTATTGATGCCCGGCGTCGTCGAGGCTCTGCGCTGGGAGGTCTACTCGCTCGACGACGGGCGTTGCGTGGCCGCGGTCATCGACCCCTTCGCCGGACCGTGCTATGACCGGTGGGGCAAGGTCATCGACTCCGCCCCGCGTCTGACGTTCGAGCAATGCGAGATGGACTTCTGTCGATACGAGGCGGTCGGCCCGCGGCATACTCTCCCAGACGACCATGTCATCCTGTGCCCCGGCCATCATCGGGGGACCGGTCCGAGCCGTGGATACCAATGGGCGACGAGCCATCGGGCAGATGAGCGCGAGTACCTGAGAAAACGCTTGACAGCATCCCGCGGGTAGTCTACGATTGCGTAGTCAGAGATACGAACGGAGACTCACCGATGACCACTCGCTTCCGCTCTTGGTTCCGGGACTTCTGGGCTTGGGCCACATTCATCGGCGACGAGCCGGTGTCGCCCGTCTGGCAGCCGCACTACTAACAGGGAGACCGTCATGACCGTTCAGACCAACCAACTGCGCCCCGGCGACATCGTCCGCGTCGGCAGGCGGCGCATCGTCGCCGCCATCATCGACCCGGACTACTCGACCCGGACCGTCCGCGTCGATTGGATGACCCCCGGCGGGTACTACGCCGGGAGCGCCAAGTACCCGGAGGCCGAGGCTTGGACCATCGTCGGTCGAGACCTCTCGTACGGGGGCCGATGATGGCGAACGCTCCGCGGTCGATGTACTGGCGGAACCATCTGGCGAGGATGCGTCTGCATTGCACGCTCTGCCGGTTCGATGGACCGAATGTCGGAGACCCGAACATGGGCAACTCGCCCGCGGGCGTCAACGCGCCGAGCCTCGTCCTGATGCCGACCCCTGAGTGCAACCCCTTGCAGCACGGGGCCGTGTTCGCGACGAAGCAACGGGCGGCGTTCAGGCGTCACGTCCGAGCACTCCATCCGGAGTGGGAGTCGCGCATCCGATGGAGCCGAAGATGAGTGACGAGCAGAGATGCCTACATTGGAGCGTCCGGCGCGACGCAGATGGCGATGAACTCTGTCGCGGTTGCGGGCGCCTCATGGTGCCGACCCTTCGCGTCGCCGTCGAAGAGGTCGACCGGGCGGCGGAG